AGGGCGTCCAACTCCGCACTGTTCTGATCTCCTACAACTACTCGCGCCTTAGCCATGAAAATCCTCCGTTACTTCTTCTTGCTCTTCACTGCAACGGCAGGAACAGCTTTCTTTGGTTGTTCATCCAATAGCTTTGAGTCAACTAAAGCTTCCTTCTTAAGTACAACTACTGGTTCCGCTACCGCAGGTGCTGCTTCTTGAGCAACGTGAACTACCGGCTGTACGTCGAAGGAATAACGACCAGGTTTAGCTGCCATCTCACGCTCAAAAGACTCTCGAAGATGAGCAGGAATTCTAGCTTTACCTTCGCCGTCGAAAGACAGTGGATAGCGTCCGTCTAGTAGGATGGTCCTGGATCTTGCGTAGTTGCTCTTAACTACTACATCACTCATTACGGGTGTCCCTCTCAAAACATCTTTAGCTAAATTCTTCGCTAACTCCAGGCGAATCGTATGCTGGCTTTTACCTGGCTTACTGTCTGCAGTCTTGGTTAGTGTACACGAACCACAAACTACCGGCTTCCCGCTTTTTACAGTCGAGTGTCCGTATATTTGTTTGTCACAAACCGAGCACTGCAGCATAGTAAGTGATGGTAGAATCTGAGGGCCACCCTAGAGCGACCCTCAGATTCTTACCGACTAGTATCAGCGAAGGTTAAGCTGGCCGACGTTGATGAAGCGCATCCACTTCTTGGGGGCGAAGAGGATGGGCGTTCCGTAGAGGAGGATCATCCAACGGAATGCGGGCGAAAGAACCGCAAGGTCCATCTTCATGAGCGGCATGAGCTGACGGAAGGTGAGGACGTTTGGCGTCATCTCTCCAAGGTAAGCCGACGACGTGAAGGGGAGCGTGAGGTTAACGTCCGAGAACGCCGTCGTGCCTGCTGCCGCCTGGCTGGACGCAGGAACCTGCCCGATAAGGGCGTACTGCGCGAGCGAGGTGGGAACAACCGCCGACGTTGCGGCTACCGAGCGGTAGATCTTGAAGTACTCTGGGGGGAACGCGCCGATCACTGCGGGGTTCGTGATCGTGAGAGGAAGCGCGTTACCAGCGTCCTTCTGAACCTGTGTAAGGGCCGTGACTGCGCCAGCGAATGCGACCGGAGCCGACTCACCGAAGCGGTTGCAAGCCGTTACAAGGTACGCGAAGTTCGAAGTACCTGCGGGCGCGCCCTTGTTGTGGTCGCCGTTCGTGCCAGCCGGTGCGCCTGCAACGATCGAAGCGGGCGTTGCGGGGGCCGAAGCCGACGTTGCGGCTGCGGGCGGCGTGGGCGTGCGACGGATAAAGACGTCCGGGTTGAACTCGATTACGCCAGCCTGGGTCGCCATCGTCTGGATGGTGTTGCCGACCTGTCCGTTCATCGGAGCAGGAAGCTGGATGCGTTCACGAGGATAGAACGTCTTGACGAGGTCGCTCATCGTGCGGGTTCCAAGGAACATGTCCGTTGGGAAACCGTAGTTCTCGATGATGAGGTTTGCTGCCTCCTCGATGTCGGCCTCCTGAAGGGTGTTGCCCTCAAGGTCGATTACGTTGGCCGAGTCGATGAGTGCATCGAGACCGTCCCACTGCTCCGACTCACCGTCGAATGCAAGCGACGAGTCACCGACGAAGAGGTTACGCTCAACCTGCTGAAGAAGCCAGAGGATGCCGTTCTGGTTCTCAAGCGCGATGAGGTCACCGTGCGCCGGGTGAACGAGAGTCGCCTGATGCGTGATCTCGCGGGTCGTTCCAAGGAACTTGACTAGCTGCGTACGACGTACGTAGCTTGAGTCAGTCGCCTGCGGAAGTTCGCCTTCCTGAACGAACGGCGACGAATCACCGCCGTAATCGGTCAGCTGGTTGTACTCTTCAACGGTCGAGTACGCGGGGCTCTTTGGCATCTTCTTCCACAGCTTTACGTGCGAAGATGTGTACGTGAGAACCTTGAGGCTTGCCTCAAGCGACTCAACGCGAAGTGCCGAACCACCCGTCTTGCCTGCACCGATCTGGTAACCTGCCTCGAGTGCCTTGCTGAGTTCAGCAATATCAGCCTCGCTGCCTGCACCGAAACCAGAGCCGACCGTTCCTGCCTGGAATGCTCTAAGTCCTACAGTCATTGTCTTCTACTCCTTCTTTATCCGTCAATCAGCGACGACCGACTACCTTAGCGCGAAGGTCCGTCGAAAGTTCTCCAGTGGCGTCATACTTGAGAACATCCTGAGTGGTCGCCTGTCCCTTCTGGACAAGCTCAACCAACGCACTCGTTACCTGCGACTTACTTAGCGTCTCTGCCGAATCAGCAGAGTATCCGCTGATCGACTTTGCAACCGTGGCGCTCTTCGAACCGCGAGCAGGACCCGACTCAACCTGGTCGAGACGCTGCGCCTGAGCGGCGAGGACCTCACCAAGATTTGCAAGAGCCTCAGCCATCGACTTCGAGACCTCGCCCTGATCAGCTGCACTGTGTGCGAGTGCCGTGATGACGCGATCCGTGATGCGCGACTCCATCGACGCAAGCGACTTGTGCATGACCTGTGCGAAACCAGCAAGGAACTCCGAGACCTCGAAGCCACCGCGAACAGCCGCATTCTCCGACGCGTGATCGACGAAGGACTTGCTCATGTCCTTCTTCTTCATCGCGCCAGGCTTGACCATATCGCGAATCATCTTCTTGTCCTCGGCCTCGTCCTCGTGCTCGTCGTCCTCGTCCTCGTCTTGGGCCTTCTCCATCTTATCCTTCGAGTCCGAGCCGTAAGCCTTCTTGGCCTCGTCCTCGTCCATGGCCTTATCCATGTCCTTGTCCTTGTCCTTCATGTCCTTGAACTTCTCAAGGCCACCCTTGGCTACGAAGTTCTTCTCGCCCTTTGTAAGCGGCATGCCCTTCGCAATCTTGGCCATGACCGACTTGCGCATCTTTGCTCCAGCGGCCTTGTAATCAGTGCCGTCCGGACCAATCGAGTCGCTCCAGTCCTCATCCGAACCCGTCGAACCTGCCCAGCTACGGGGATCCGAGTTGTTAGGCGTATGGAACACCTGCGTTGCACCAGACTCACCGACCATTCCAACTACCTCAGTGGTAGCTGTGCCACGCGAGTTGTGGCCCTTTGCGAGATCCTGAAGGGTCTGGAGTGCCTTCTGGAGATCACCTGCTTCGATCTTCTTCTCCGTCATGTTATTTACTCCTGTCCAAATAGACCAAACGCTACATTTACGATGGCCTTAATTGCTGTATCATCCGAAAGACCCAGCTGACTCTTGACTAATGTGTAAGCTTCGTTTTGAGTAAGCAAGCTCTTTGCAGTAACTACGTTTTTAACTTTACCTTCTAGACTTTCAGGAACCACTGTCGAGCCACCACCAACCGCCAAAGCCTTTTCGGTTTCATCCTTGTCGGCTTTAGTATCCTTATCTTCGTCAGCTTCCTTCATGATATCCCACGACTCTTTTGCCAATGACTTGGCAATCTCAGCCCATGTTGCTGTATTAACTGGTTGTGTCGTGATTGCTATATCCTGAATCCAGCATTTTTCAATCTTATTTCCATTCCTTCTAACAACTTTTCCCTGAATGGAAAATCCTACCTTACGATCCGAGCCAGAAACGGCCAATTCGTTCATCAGATTCCAGTAGTAATCTGCACGAGATTCACGAGCAGGATCTGGATTCTTAAAAAGGAAACCCTTAACCCACAAACCGTTTTTTGTGATCTTAGCCTCGGTAGGCTGACCTACCTTAAACTCTGGACCACTCTTATGGTCGTCGTTAAAATAACCATGCTTCAAGAAATACGAAAATTCAATGCCACCTTGGTCGATGATCTCACCTTGTAGATCGCGACCATCCGTAGAGGCAATGCCTTGAATCCAGCGCTTACCCGTCTTGTCAGCACCCTTCTCGCCGCCCTTTACGACGACCATCTGGGCCGGTACGAAACAGGAAAATGTATCTTCTGTAAGCCAGCCTTTATTCATGCTACCTCTGAAAAACAAAAAAGGAGACAGACAGATTTTACTGTCTATCTCCCTTTTTGGAGAACGTTGACATTATATTAGCGTTAGCAAACACCCGTGTCAAGAATTTTCTGTGTTACTCTTTACAATTCTTCTGATGTAAAGAGGTACGTGCAGTTTATCCGTTGTAGATGACATAGATTTTAGCAAATCTACGTCTATGTGCAAAGGAACTTTTACTTCTTGATCACAGCTCTTGCACACTGCAAATGCGCCTTCATCCTTAAATACAAGGATTTTGGCTCTAATTTTAGTATCAACTGCAGATTTAACTATTACTTCACCGCAAGAGCAATGTATCAAGTGATTCATACATGTACCACTTTCATTAAATCGCCCTCTACGATGACACTCTTTTCAATATCCGTAGGTTCCGCACCGACGTCGTCCCATCCCGCTGAAGGTTCCCCGTCAATGTACCAGTCATTAGACTTTAACAAAGGGTCAGCAGCTTGAGCAACTTCGGAAAGAAGCGACGTATCTATATTGAATTGACTGGTTACAAATTTTAAAAGAGATGCGGGCGGAATGTTTCCGCTCTTTGTAAGGTCAAAATGAGTGTAAGCCCTATCGAATACGTTGATTGTAGCGGGCTGACCGTCTCTCTTGTAAAATTCTAGAGACTTGTTAGTTACTAAAGCGTACAGCGTTTCGCCCTGAGCGGTCTCCGTTCTAATAATTTTTCCGGGATGCGCAACACGACTCTTTACTAAGGGCCATACATCTACATCAAAATCTTGATTAAAAAATCTATTGGCGCGTGAACTAAGCTCGACAGGAATACTCTGCTTATAAGTTATTCCAAGCTGACTCTTCACTACTTCACCAGCGTTCATGGCTTGTGTAGCCTCAGGGTTTTGCGCGGTAAAGTAAGTATCTTTTACAATGTCCCAAGCGTAGCCATGCCCATTGTGGTCACCATAGACAACTTGTTCGCTAGGATAGCAAGTGTAGGAGCCAACCGGTGCTGAGACCTTAATGGCTTCTTTGGACCTAGACTCTTCAAACTTAGCTTTATCTATGGACTTCTTGTAGTCAGGGTGAGGCTTTCCTTCTTTTGTATCGCCCTCTAGTTCTGACTCACCTGTCCACAAACTTGGATTAGACGGATGAGGCATCCTCTTGGCCATCTCTTCCGCTTGTTCGTCAGTAACATTAGGATCGATTATCTGCCAATGATACGGGGCTAGGTAAAAAGCAGGGTTTCCGTAACCAAGAAGAAAATGAAGGTTGCCTTCTACAGACCCGAGCAAGTGCTTACACGGAGTGCTATGCGAAGGATGTGCACAAGTAAAGCTGATCGCTTTAGAGTCTTTTCCTTGAAGTTTTTGACTGAGGTTCTTTAAACGGTCCCACTTGTCTAAACCTTTAGGTTTGCGAGCCTTAAAAAGTGGCTCCCATGCGTCAAAAACTTCAAATAGCGAGTCGGTAGTCATTCGGGAACCTCTTCGTCAGGAGTAGGCGAAGGCTCCTCGGAGTCCTCAGGACTCTCGGAAGGTTCTTTAGGCTCCTCCTCCTCCTCCTTCTTATCGTCTTCATCCTTCTCAGCGGTGCCAGCGGGTGCGGTTTCTTCCTCGGTTGCTTCCTTAGCCTCAGCTGCAAACGCGGCCTCTTCTTCGTCACTCATGTCGTGCATGGGTTCACGCTGCAACCAGTCAGAAAACTCCTTCTCATCTTGTCTAAAAGCTGTAAGGTCTGAGCGAATTACTGCAATTCCAAAGTCGTCTGCTAGCAATCTAGTTATGCTCTTGGTAACTGACGCTTCTTGCTCAGTCATAGCATTTTTATAACTTTGTAACAAAGCTACTTTTACTTTGTAGTCTACAAGGTGTGCGACATCATCTCTAGTAGAAAGAGTCCTACCCAATTCTGAGAGTGCCGTAGACTCTACGTCCTCTACAGGCGTTTGTTGGAACGACAAACGATTAATTATTCTACTGAATAGATGTGAAGCGTTCCAATACAACAAAAACTTTGGACTAACTCGTAACGAGAAAAATACAGAGTTTAAGTAGTTTACACCAACAGGGACTTTACCGTGCACAGTCTCAAACATAAACAAAGGTTCAGTTGGGGACCGTTGAGCTACTAGACTTGTCATGAAGTCTAGAAACTGCAAGTCACATACAAATTTTCTACCCAGAAGAATTACAGATTGGTCGATGAACTGAATATCCCCGACTGTAGCGTTTACCAATTCATCCGGATAATAGAATCCTTGGTCACACAAAATGAGGATAGCACCTGTGAGCTTGTCTTTCACACGCTCACCGGAAAACAACTTTGTCGCAAATTTACGATACTTTGGTAGATTAGCGTCTACAACTCTAATCTGATTCTGTACGTATAAGTCCAGATTTTCCTTAACATCTGAATCTAGATACGTAAATTTGGTACCGTTTTTTTCATAGACTTCAAACCAAATGTTTGACCCATCTGTTTGGCTATAGTTTATGTTCTTTTCCGGGGTAACGTCTTCAGGCAGTCCCATGTGCCGCTTGTACCCCGCCTTCGTAAAAAAATTAGGATTCTTTTCAGGAAGTGGCTGCTCTGGGTCTAAAAGAGGAAGCCCCATGAACGGATCAAAATCAGCAGAATCTTGTGGGGCATTTGTATATCTGTAGTAGTTACCGATAGGGTCTCTCCACCAATACTGGTAGAAAGTTCCGTATTCACCAGACTTGAAGATGTACCGGTGTCCCTCGTCAGCGGAGGGCATTCCAAACGCCTTCTTGATGTTGCTATTCGCAGAATACATCCTTCACCCTATAAACTGGTATGATAGCACCATCAGGCTCGTGCACCACGTCAAAAATACCTAAATCTTCTAGTCTTTTAAATACCTGAGGACTCAGAAGCTGGCAAAGCTGCAATTTTGTTTTTGGGCCTAAGCTATGCAGGTGTGCCAGTAACATCCGGTCCAGAACTAACAGCTTCTCTTTTACTGGTGGATTTTTCATAAGAATCCAAATAGTCTCTAAGATAACCTTTAATTTCCATTCGGTTTCTTCTAGGGTCGTCTTCTGCTTCATACCCTGGCCAAATTTCTGCCACGATATCTTTTAGGATCTCTGGGTCCATAATGGGTAGAAGATTCATCAACTTGTAAATACCTAGCGGTGTTTCCAAGTCAAAATCGTACATAGACTTCCTGACAATGTCCGAAGCGCTAGAAAGCTTTCCAATAGAAAGACTTAAAATACCCTCCGCTGCGTCGTTATCGAAAGAATCTTCTAGATTAGCTAAGTGCAAACTCATACTTCTTTTCCGTTCTCATCAACTTTAATTGACTTTAGATAGCTAAATCCATTCCTAAAAGCCAAAGGAAGGCAGTCAAAAAAAAGTTCGCCGTCCGAAACTTCAGGTACACCAGTTCCTTCAAAACTAACTGGGATTCGAGTATTTTTAATTCTTTTTAGAAATTCAGGTTCAGACGCACGCAGGTAATGGCCATCCCACCATACGGTTCCCTCTACCTTATCGTCCTTATTAATTAACTGATACGCACTGAATTGCTTACTTGTCATAATCGTAAGATATTACCGGTAGGTCAAGTAGTCAAGGGATAACGAAAGATCGCAAGAAACTACTATCGTCTGCCAGCTCGTTGACTAAAGATAGCGTTAATTTTGTCTTTAACAAATTTAGAACGTTCTTGCTCAAACTCTTCCTCATCCATGTATTCTTCCTCGTCAGCCGAAGCCTCTGCAGGTTCGGCTTCTGGTGAAGCAGACCTATTGGGAGGCTTTGGTGGTGCCACAGGAATGGGAGGCGGCGATACTTTTGGCTTTGGTTTAG